ATTCCAATAAAATTTGATCTTAAAAATCTAACTGCATCTATAGGTGTGTTTATAACCGCTTCAAATTCATTTTGACCGCCACAGAAATCAGCAAGATCTCCATATAATTTTAATTTACTTAACATATCGCAACCTCTTTCCAGTACATTTTACAAGCCATTCCCCATAAAAATCTTTTGAACTTAGTCTACCTTCTATATGATGTAAAACCATCTGTTGTGGCAATAAAAATACACCAACGTGATTTAATCCTGTGCTATTTATAGCCATAAGTAAACTGTCATTATGTTCTAACTGCTCATCAGGTTCTAATTCTCTAAAGCCTGTATCTTTAAAACACTTATCAAAATATGGATTTAACCTAAAACTTTCTGGGTCTGTAGGTCTTTCCCAATCCCTTAAATTTATACCTACTGATTCGTAATAATCTTTAACTAAAGTCCAACAATCATGCACTCCAAAACAATAATGTCTTCCAATTAAAGGTGCTTTATATCCTGACGGTTCAAACTCATGCCATTGTCCTAAAGCGACAGCATATATATACCAAACTTTTTTTGAATTTTCGCAAGCAGTTAAATCTGCCGAACTAGGAAAAGGAGTTTGATATGGATGTGAATGAAAAACACCAACAATAGTTCCAGAGTCTTCTGCATTAGCATAATCTAATGGATCGATAATAAAATGATCATATGTATTAACTGCTATGTTTTTACATCGTATATATCTTTTTCTTCCTTTTATAACAACGACTAAACCACAGACCTCAGATGGAAACATATCCTCTGCGTGTTTTTGTGCTTCAATTCTCCAATTACTCATGGAATGACCCAACACCAGGAAATTGTCTAGGTAAGACTTGTCTTTTGGGAAGTTTTACATTTGGTTGATCTATAATTGCACTTAATTCAAATTCAACAAGTTCTTTATTTTCTACTGATTTGCGATCAATAATAAAAATTTGATTCCTACTTGTAGCTGCTGTATTTGCAGTAGATTCTCCATCAAGAAACATTGCTAATGTTTCTATCCTAGTCAATTTTGCATTTAATAAATCATTGCCTGGTGTGATTTTATTTACTTCAATTAAAATAGTAGAAACAGTTGATAATACATTACTTACTCGCAAAACTGGTCTAGCGGTTGAGTCATTTTGTCCACTTTTTTGATCAAACCCTTCAGCCTCGATAGGCATTGGACTATAAGTTTTAGAATTAAAAACAATAGACCCTGCTCCAGCAGCAGTCATTCCAGAATGCCAACAATATGTAGTAATAACGCTATCTGGATTACCTGTTGCGTAATGTGTTCCCTCAACAAGTTGAAGTTCATATAATTGAATTATCGCACTAGGATCAGGTTTTTGTAATTCACTTATATAAGAATCCGTCATGGCTCAAATACTTCTCTGAATTCCAATTCAATATCATTTAGATCATGTGAAACCATAGTTACTGATGGATTTTGACAAATCCATTTTCCTGTAGATCCAAATGGAGGAGTCCAATTAAACGATTTTGCACCATTATTACCTTTTGTTGGATCAGATAAAAAATTTAATATATTAGTGGTTACTGTATCTGATCTATTTAAAAAAGTTAAAGAAAAAGTCCTTCTTGTTGCATTTATTCCATTCTGTAAACGCTGTTCATACCCATCACCCAAAGCAACAGTAATAATATTATTTTCAATTTTTAACTTTGGAGAGTAGCTTGGAGATACGTCAGAGCCAACACCAGAAGAATCAAAAGTAGCCATTATGTATAAAGAATACCTCCTGGTCGTTTTTGTTTTATAAGCTCTGCTTCTATAGCAGTTCCTATCATCTTACCAAGTTGGGTTGCTTTCATTGTATTACCTTGAGCCGATGTGCCACTAGCATTTACAGAAACATTAACTACATTACCGCCTCCTCCTGAAGATTCAACTCCAAGCTTCCCACCTTTACCACGTTTTAATGGCATGATTGCTTCTGGAGAACCAGCTTCAGCCATCAAACCAACACCTCCCCGCGCCAAAGGAAATACGGATGGACGATTAACAACGCCCCCATAGCTGAAAGGAACAACTTTATTTTGTGCAAAAACATTTCCTTTAGCACTCTTGACCACTTCTCCACCATCCACAACTCCTCCTTCAGACAAACCAAATGCTTTTTTGAAAGGACTAAATATTGTTTGGAATAATATTGCTTTTAATATCATCTTTTGTAAGTCAATTAATATAGATCTAGCAAGTTCTCCAAATGAAGCTTTTCCTGTAACCATTAAATCAACAAAAGAATCTGCTAATCGATCAACAGCACCAATTGCATATTTGCTTAAATTAGTATTTAAATCAGTTACTGAGTCATATAACTCCTTGAATGATGCTTTAAAATCAAATGTTGCATCTTTTGCATTCTTTAAAGCTTCTCTAACGTAATCAATATTAATACCTAATTGTTCTGATAATCTTACTGCTTCTTGCTCTAATTTTATTTGATCAAATTTTTCTTGTGTAATCTGACCCGATAATAATTGAAAATCTAAAAATGCATTATATTTTTCATTTTCTGCCTTTTCTTCAGCAATTCTTGTTTGTTCTATAAAATCTAATCTTTTTTGTAGATCTTTTATGAATTTATCATCATCTCCAGTAGGACTCATAAAGTTAGTCAAATCACTTGCAGTAACAGGTGCTTTCATTATTCCTTCTGCAAACGCATAAGCTTTTAAATTATCTCTAAACATTTCACTAACTAATTTTCTGTATAAATCCATATTTATTGGTTTATCCATTCCAATTGCCAATTGACTTTGTATATCTTTATTCTTGTAATCTTCTTCCGTAAATTTACCAGCTCTTAATTTTGCAATTTTAAAAGCTTGTTTCTCAGCATCTCGTAAAGCTTTATTGGCTACTGATCCAGCAACATTTTTACCTTCTTCTAATTGGATCATTTTTAAAATATTTCTAGTTTCTAATGCTGCGTTCAGCATATTTACCATACCAGTAATAATATCTTGGAAACCAGCTCCAATTGGTTGGAAGAACTCTCCAAAACTTAGTTTTAATTTATCTAGTGCAACTTGCATTCTTTGACCAGCATCAGCAGTAGAATTTGCCATTTCTCTAGCAGCACTAGCATGATCGGTACTTAACTTAACAACAAATTTCATAACATCATTTAATCCAACAGTTCCATCTCTTAAGTCTTTTTGTAACTGAGGTAAAGTTCTTCCTGTTGCTTGTGCAAATTTAACCACGGCGCCTGGAAGACGCTCACCAAGCTGCCCCTGGAGTTCTTCGGCCGACACCTTACCTTTACCAAAGATCTGCGACATCGCTCTAATAGCAGATTTAACATCTTCTGCATCTCCACCTGTAGCTTTAATAGCCTCAGATACACCTCTAAATACTAATTCTGCATCACTAACACTTCCTCCAGCTCCAATCACAGATGCAGATAAAGTTGTAAATTGTTTAGTTGCATTTGCGATAGGAACATTTAAACCGTCAGATACAGAAGCAATAACTCTTTGTGCTTTAGCAAATTCTTCTTGAGTTTTAGTAACACCTTTTAATGCAACTTCTAGCCTTTTTATATTTCCAGCAAATACAGCAGCATTTTGTGCTAAACCAGAGAAATCCATCCCTGCACCTAAAACAGCACCTATTGCTGCTCCTTTTGCACCTCCAAATTGTCCACCAGCTAAAGCTAATTGAGATGTTCTACCTGGTAAAACTTGAGATGCGATAAGACTACCGAACCCACTACCAATCTTTCCTCCAATCCCACCACTTTTTTTACTTGTTAAATTAAATTTATTTATTTGTTCTCTTGTTCTATTTATTTCATTACCTAAACTCCTAAAACTTCTAGAATTTACATTAGTGATATTTCTAATTGCTGTTAAAGCTCGTTCTTTTTGTCTTAAAGATGCAATTGTTTGCGTAGATGATTTTTTAACAAATTGAATACTCCGACCTAAAGCTTGTACTTGTCTAGTTGTTTTAGGTGCAACTGATTTTTCAAAGTTTTTTAAAGTTCGTTCTAAACCAGTAAGATCTTTTAAACCTTCAACATCAAGTTTTATCGTAAATTTTTCAACTTGTTTAGCCACTATTTTTTCTCCTTATTCATTTCGGCTAAAGCAGTTACTTCCATTAGTTGTAAACCTTCAAACATTTCTTGTCGGTTATCTATATTGTATACGTCAAATAGTCCTCCGTTAAGTAGGAGAACTTCATATTTTAATCCTACCGCACCTCCAAAGGACATATTCCATTGTGTTTGTATTCTTAAAAACATCATAACAATTTCCCAATTATCTTCAAACACTTCAAAATCTTTCTTGACATCTGGCTGCTTCTTTATTTTAATACCAAATGCTTTTGCATCATCCTCGGTATTATCAATTAATTCTGTGCTACCCGAAGCCCAGTATTTGGCAGCATCGACTAGTTTCCCGCTTGAGAATTTCCATAAAATCCTCTAAAAGCATCTAAAACACCTTTAACAAAGTCTACATCTTCACTAAATTCTTTTAAAACTGTCTTACTAAAATTAATAGGAGTACCATCTTCCTCATTAATATCCTCCCAACCAACTAAAATTTTTTGCAATGCAGAAAATTCATCTTCATTATCAAAGTTATCTAATTCAGATCTTTTTAA